GATGATTGGTTTGGTATTGATTGGCAAGTCTTTTGGGACGGCTGAAACGAAACACTTCACCCTAAATTAGCAGAAAGTAAAAAAATTAAGAAAGAACTGTATGGGGATTTTTTAGATAAGGGCCACTTTTGGATAAACCTTTAAAGTGTATAGCAATTGGGGGTGAGCCTGCAACGGGCAAGACAACCCTAATGGAATTTGTCTTTAACGACCTAACAAGTCATTCGATATCCTTTGGTATGGTGAAAGGACACTACGACAAAAGCAAAAACTTAGTGCTTATGGGTATTTACAATAGTCAAGATACATTCAAAGGAACTGATAAACTTTCAATGGCCGTCAATACACATTTTGTTAAATATGTTGAGAAAAAACAAAGGAATATTCTATTTGAGGGTGACAGATTATTTAGTCTAAACAATTTAATATTATTAGATCAGCACTACGACTTACGCATTATAGTTTTAGAACAATCAGAAGAAACACTACATCAACGGCATATAGATCGTAATGACACACAATCAGAAAAGTTTATCAAAGGAAGAAAAACTAAGATAAAAAACATTATTAATCATTTTGGTGATCGTGTTGAGAAGCACCAATTATCAAGTATGAAAGATAGTAAAGACCTAGCAAATAATATTTTGTTATGGTATGAATGAGAAAAGCCACACTCTGGCTATAAGAGGTAAAACAAATGGAAGAAAAAAGAAAAGTAGGACGACCAAAAAAAGAATTAGATACAGATATGATTGAAAGATTAGCGTCAATATTCTGCACTAATGAAGAAATATCAACGATTGTAGGGTGTCACCCCGATACATTAGCAGATAATTTTTCCGAGTACTTAAAAAAGGGCAGGGACAAGGGAAAAATGTCATTAAGGCGTATGCAATGGGAAAAGTGTCAAACAGGCAATACCACGATGTTAATCTGGTTAGGAAAGCAAATGCTAGGTCAAAAAGATAAACTAGAAACTAGCGAGAGTAATGAGCCGTTGCCATGGTCTTATGACTAAATGGGATTAACCACACCACAGAAAAAGGTAATTGAAAGTAAGTCACGATTTCGGGTGCTCATTAGTGGCCGTAGATTTGGTAAGACATATCTCGCTATTAATGAGTTGGCCCGTTTTGCAAGATATCCCAAGAAGAAAGTTTGGTATATCGCACCCTCATACAGAATGGCCAAATCAATTGTTTGGCATGATTTAATAGATAGATTGTATAAGCATAAATGGGTTAGTACGATTAATCATGCTGATTTAACTGTCTATTTAAAAAACAATTCAACAATTAGCTTACGTGGTGCAGATAATGAACAAAGCCTTAGAGGTGTGGGCCTAGATTTCTTAGTGTTAGATGAATTCGCTGACATGAAGGACACGGCATGGACTGAAGTGCTACGCCCAACTCTATCAGACAGAAATGGCCACGCCTTGTTTACAGGGACACCAAGAGGCTTTGGTAATTGGAGTTATAATCTATTTCTCAAATCAGAAACTGATGATGAATGGGCAAGTTTTAAATATACAACCTTAGAAGGGGGCCAAGTATCAGCAAATGAGATTGAACAAGCTAGAGCAGATTTAGATGAACGTACCTTTCAACAAGAATATGAAGCAGGATTTGTTAATTACGCAGGTGCTATCTATTACAACTTTGATAGAGAAAAGAACATAATGAAAGAATACACGCCACAAACTAGAACTATCCATATTGGCATGGACTTCAACATTGATCCTATGGTTTGTGTTGTATCTGAGATTGTAAATGACAAAGTGTACATCTATGATGAAATACAAATATATTCGAGTAATACGCAAGAAATGACAGAAGAAATTAAAACAAGATACAAGGATTATAATATTACGATATATCCTGACCCAGCAAGTAAACAAAGAAAGACAAGTTCAGGTGGTATTACTGATTTAGCTATATTAAAAAATGCAGGTTTTAATCTTAAAGTTAGGAATACACACCCATTAATTAGGGATAGAATCAATTCTGTTAATGCTAAATTAAAAAATGCAAAAGGTAATAACAGTTTGTTTATTGCAAGTAAGTGTAAAAATGTTATAAAAAGTTTGGAAAGGCAAATTTATAAGGACGGCACCACAGTTCCAGATAAGGAAAGTGGGTACGATCACTTTAATGATGCTTTAGGATATATGATAGAATATTTATACCCATTACGCAGAGATTTTAAACCAACTAGACCTATGAGGTGGTCATAATGGCTAATTACAGTAGAGATTTTTTAGTAGCAAAACATCAAGACTACGAATTAAAAATTCAAGATTGGGATTTACATAGACGCTCTTATATGGGTGGTCAAGATTTCTCTAATGGTTATTACTTAAACAGATACGTCTTAGAAACTGAAGAAGAATATTTGAAGCGTATTGAGAATACTTCTTTAGACAATCATTGTCGTAATGTCGTACAAATTTATTCATCATTTTTATTCAGAGTACCTCCAACAAGAGATTTCGGCTCATTAACAGGTGAGCCACAATTAGAACAGTTTATCAAAGACGCTGACTTAGACGGCAGAAGTTATAACAACCTCATTAAAGAAATGCAGATTAATGCTTCTATCTTTGGCACTTGTTGGGCCATAGTAGATAAACCATTATCCAATGCCAAGACAAGAGCAGAAGAACTATCACAAGATATTAGACCATACGTTTCTATTTACTCACCAGACAATATTACAAATTGGAGTTATGATAGAGCGAACAACGGCAGATATTATTTAACATCATTAACCATTGTAGAAGATAGGCAAGGCAACGATGCTATTGTCAAAGTATGGTCACTAGAAGATATAACCACATACAAGATTGAAGATTACTCAATAGATTACGCAACTAAAAAACCAATTAAGATTGACGAACAACCTAACCCATTAGGCGTTATTCCCGCAGTAGTTTTATACAACCAAAAGTCTATGAAAAAAGCGATTGGTATATCTGATCTATCTGACGTTGCTGAATTACAAAAATCTATTTACAACGAATACTCAGAGATTGAACAATTAATTAGATTATCAAATCACCCCTCATTAGTTAAGACACCAAACGTAGAAGCTAGTGCAGGTGCGGGTAGTATTATTGAAATGCCTGAAGATTTAGACGCAAGTTTAAAGCCATATATAATTCAACCAAGTTCTCAATCATTAGAAAGCATTATGAAAACTATCAATATGAAAGTACAAGCTATTGATAGAATTACTCATATGGGAGCAGTTCGTGGTACTGAAAAGACAGTAAACAGTGGCATAGCTTTACAGACAGAGTTCCAATTGTTAAATGCAAGGTTGGCAGAAAAAGCAGATTTACTACAAAACGCAGAAGAACAAATATTTGATTTATATGCTAGGTGGCAAGATACGGCATTTGACGGGGAAATTATGTACCCAGATTCATTTGATCTGCGTGATTATGCTAGTGACTTACAATATTTACAAATGGCAAAAGCAAGTGGTGTTCAATCAGATACATTCATGAAAGAAGTTGATAAACAAATTGCCAGAGGTGTTGTTGATGATGATGAAAAGATTAATGACATTGAATCAGAGATTGACGCTCAAACAAGGCCTATTGGCCAATTTAGTACGCCTGCAATAGAGGGAGAAGAAATTGAGCAATAATTATGACCCAACTACAATAGACCCAGATTATTTTTCTGAAACATTAGATATTCAAGGGGAAAGCGCAGTTCAATCATCAGCTATAACAACAGGTAGTGGTCTTGTAAGAATTGCTTGTACTTCTCATTGTCATATTAAGTTTGGTGCTAATCCTACTGCAACAGAAGATGATTTGTTAATGCCACCAGATCATGTTGAAGTATTTAGAGTTAAGTCAGGTGATAAATTATCTTTGATAGCACACGCAGGTGGCACAGGTGAATTAACAATCACTGCAGTTGAATAAAATACCTGCAATAGAATTTGTAAACAGAACACATCAAGAACATAACGATAAAACTAAATGCCATTGTGGAAAATTTGCTCCATTTGGATATTCTTATAGATTTGGAATGTTAGAACTGTTATGTTCTGAACATTACAAAGAAAGGATTAAATCATGCCCTACGGAAAAGGAACATACGGAAGCAAAGTCGGAAGACCAAAAAAATCAGTTAAATCTTCTATGAAGAAGAAGAAAAAGAAGAAAAAATAATGCCTAAACCAAAGAAACCTGTTTGGGAAAGAAAAAGACCTAAGTCATTAGGCAAACCCAAATCATTTAACAAGAAAACAAAGAAATACAAATCTGTTAAAAGAAAAGCAGATAAGTTGTTTGGCAAAAAAGTAAGTTTAGTTAAAAATCTATATATATCAAAGATGATTAAGTAATGGCCAAGTATAGAGGTAGAACTGTTAAACTTAACAAACCAATGCGTGGGGACGTTAAAAAATTTAAGGTTTTTGTACGAGACAGAAAAACAGGCAATGTCAAAAAAGTTAATTTTGGCTCTAAAGAAATGAGCATTAAGAAGAACATACCCGCAAGAAAAAGATCATTTGACGCTAGAATGGGTGGTGTT